ATTCCGGCCCTACTCGGAACTCAGTTGGTAAAGTCGCTTCCGGTGTGGACATCCGAGGAGACGGCGGCTACGTCGTCGCTCCTCCGTCTACCAGACGGGACGGACGCGCCTACGTGTGGCGCACGCAAGGCGCGATGGCCCCTCTTCTCATTCAGTCGCCGGAACGATCGCCGATCAGTTCTGAGCACTGGCTCGATGGACTGCTTCGAGGCGTGTCCAGCGGGGAGCGCAACGATGCCTGTGCGCGTCTCGCTGGGTACTTTCTCGGGCGTCACGTCCCGTCTGACGTGGTGGAGGGGCAACTTCTGGCGTGGAACAGACTTAACTCTCCGCCTCTGCCGGAGGAGGAGATCAGACGTACCGTCCAGTCCGTGGCACAGGCCTCTCGTTCTACTGGAGTGGGAGAGGAGCACGGCCCGTACGACCTGATCGCGTTGCCCGAGTATCTCAGCAAATACGGTGCTACACCGCTCTCATGGCTCGTGAAGGACTGGTTGCCCGAGCAGACCGTGGGCATGGTAGTGGCGCCCCCCGGAAGCTACAAGACATGGCTCTTACAAGACTTAGCCGTTTCGATAGCATCCGGCTTGCCATTTCTTGGACAATTTCCGGTCGAGCGTGCCGGTCCTGTGCTCTTTATGCAGCAGGAGGACTGGCATGGACAGACAGCGCACCGGTTCTCGCTTATCGTCGCGCGTCGAGCTGACCTTTCCTTGCCCACGATGTCCGAGACCGGCGTGATCGAAGTGGACTGCCCTCCTGCTCTACCTATCTATCTACATGAGCACCGGGGGTTTCGGTTCGATGACAAGGATGTGGTGCGTGCGTGGATTGCCGCTATTCGGCGCTTGCGTCCTCTCTTGGTCGTGCTCGATCCTCTTTACTCAGCAGGATCGGTGGAGGACTTCATGGCCGGAACGGCACGTGACATGTTTCTCTTCAAATCCATTCGTGACACTTACGGCACGGCGTTTCTGATTGCGCACCATACCCGCAAAAGCAGCAAAGAGAAATTTCCAGTACGGGGTGATCAGGCGCCGGAGCGAGAGGACGTGTGGGGGAGTCAGTTTCTCAACGCGTGGATGGAAACTGGCTGGCAGATCAGACGACGAGAGGAGATTGGTACGGCGTCCATCGCGCGCCATTTCAAAGTCCAGAGTGACGCGATGCGCGCCATTCTAGGATTCCATATAGACACGACCGTGCGCCCCGGTAAGTATGAAGTCAGCGTACAGGAGATCAAGCCCGGAGAGAGGGAGGCGGGGGCCGATCTCGTCGCGCTGTTGGAGAGGTACGGTCCGCTCTCGGTCGCGCAGTTGGTGGAGAAAGCCGGTCTGCACCGCACAACCGTCCATCGGCGACTCGACAACCTTATGAAGGCATCTGTGATTCGTCGAGACGGAATCAGATACACAGTCAATCAAAATTTGGAGGCAGGATCATGAAGATCGGAGAGCTTACCATTTCTCGTACGCAGATTCTCGATTATCTCAACTGCGGATATCGCTGGGATTTGTCCTATCGGCGCGGCATCACGTCCGTGCGCGTGCGAGAGGCGGTAGACCTTGGTTCTGCCGTTCATCGCGCCATCAAGAGCGCAATTCGGACATACGTCGAGACGCGCGTGGCGCGACCGAGTCTCTACACAATTGCGGCCAAAGAAGGCGTACGGAAATGGGCGCTGGAGGAGACGAAGACGCGAGGTGCTCTCATCACAGACGAGATCAAGACGCAGATCAAGACGCTTCGCGATGAAGCCGTGACCATCGCCGTTCGAGCGCTCGAGCACTTTGATCTGGCGGCGTGGGAGGTTGCGCGCTGGCAGAACAAACCACTCTTCGAGCGTGAGCTGATCGCGCCTCTGCTGCCATGGAGAGGATATCGGGTGATCCCCGATCTGGTGGCGCGAGAAAAGGCGGCTCCCAAGTCAGCGGGATGGTGGCTCGTTGACTGGAAGACGCGCGGCTCCTTCGAGTCGGACGATGCAGAGGAGATCAACCTTCAGTTCGCGACGATTCAATACGTCATGCGCGCTCTCGGCATCCCTCTCAATATCGAGGGATCGATCCTCTGGCAGATCAGGTCACTGGCGCCCAAGTGGCCCGCACAAAATAAAGACGGTTCGATGTCGCGAGCGCTGATTGCCACGGATTGGGAGACATATAAGAGTGCGCTCATCGCGGCTCGACTTGATCCGAGGGATTACAAGACTGAGATGCAGCCCAAGCTGGCGCAGATCGAATGGTTCCGCACCATTCGTCAGCATCGATCCGACGCGGAGTGCGCAGCCGTGTGGCGTGAGATCGTCGTTCCAGCCGCCGATCGAATGGCGCGTGATCCGCAGGTTATTCGTCGGTGGGTACACCAGCCGTTTGGTTGTAGCGGATGTTGGGCGCGTCAGTTTTGTCTCACGGAGCTGAGAGACGAGGACACGGAGTTTCTGTTGGAGACCGACTATTTAGATACCCGTCGCCCACGTAAGCGCCGTAAGATGGATACACAATTCGACATGGTATGAGCCGATGACCAAAGAGCAGACGATGTATCGCGTGGTTCCGGAGAGTCCGAAGATGAGCGCCCTCATCTATTCAGAGCCGGGGGCGGGCAAGACGACCCTGAGCTCGACCGCGCAGGATCATGAGGCACTCACACCCGTATTGTTCGCCAACATCGAAGGGGGCATGCTCTCTATCGCACACCGGCGCGACATTCATGCCGTGGATATTCTCAGCACGGAAGAGTTGCGGCAGCTCTACTACGACCTTAAGCATGGGGAGGGGCCGTACGGAGATGTGCGAACGTTGGTAATTGACAACGTCACAGAGCTGCAGACGCGCAACCTTGACGAGATCGTACAGCTCGAGGTCAAGGCCGGAAGACAGACGGACGAGGACGACATCTGGCAGGAGAACTACGGCACCAGTACTGTACAGCTTCTCCGTCTCTTTCGGTGGTTCAAGGACTTGGAAATCAACTTGATTCTGACGGCGCACGCCAAGTTCGTCTATCCGCCTACTGGCAAGAGTCGGAACGCGGCCGCGCAACTCACAGCGGAACCGCTCGCGGTGTTGCCTATGCTCACGCAGAAGCTCTGCAAGAGTCTGATGGGTATGGTCAACTTCGTCTGGTTTCTGCAATACGATGCGGAAGCAGATGAACGGCGCATGCTGACGCGTCCAGACGGCATCATTCAGGCCAAGACACGCGGACCCAAATTTGCTAAAGCGCTTGGGTCGGTTGTGGTGAACCCCACGCTTCCGGCGCTGTATGATATGTTGGTGAAAGCTGAGTCCGGCAAACCGGACAGAGACACCAAGAGGAGGAAGAAGTAAATGTCACCAAGAGATGCGGCTTTCAGTAAGCCGGAGAGAGGGGATGATGAATTCGAGTTTCAGCTGCCGGATACGGTCAGCGGCAGAGGTCGAATTCCAAAGGGGCCGTATATGGGCCGCCTTGTTGGGATAAAGGCGGAGATTTCATCAAACAACAACCCGATGTGGGTCTGGTCGTTCGTCATTACTAAGGGGCCGTACGCCGGACGCGACTTCAACTTGTGGACAGTCCTGACGGACGACGCGGCCTGGAAGATCATCGAGACGATGAAGGCGCTCGGTGAGGACGCAGAGCCGGGAGACAAGATTCGAGTCAACAAGAAAAAGCTCATCGGCACCTTCTGTCAGATGAACATTATTGACGACGTGTTCAACGGCTCGGATACGTCGAAGCTCGGGGGTATCGGGGCACATCCGAACGGCGCCGGATACAGAGGTGGCCTCGCCAAGAAGGACGAGGGGGAAGATGAGGATGAAACTGTCCCCTTCGACCGCTCCGGTGGCGGTGACGACGATGACGACGAAGTTCCTCCTCCTCCTCGGACGCGGCGTGGTCGTGGCCGGGCGGCGCCGTCACTAGGTGCGAAGAAGGGACGACGGTAGATGACAGTAGCTGCGGAATGGTGCCTGCGTGTGGAACTAGACTCCCCGGTTGAACGCCCACGTACTTGGTTCGAGTCCAAGGCAGCTACTTATGCTGGTCACTGAGCAAAACGTAAACTCTATGCTTCGGCTTTTGTCTAAACCGAAGCGTTTGGCGGTGGACACGGAAACCACCGATCTGTACACTTGGCACGGAGCGCGCATATGCGGCATAGCCGTGGGCATACCCCCGGCTAGCCTCCGCCGATGCTTCTACTTTCCCTTCCGACATGAATCGGGCGACAATCTATCCAAGACGCGACTTCGCCAGTTGATAGGTGTTCTCTCTCGGCGTGATCTCATCATGACGGGGTGGAACTTCAATAAGTTCGATGTGCATATGCTTCTAGCGGAGAGCATGCGCGAGCCCGAGTATGCCGAGGATGTGATGCTCATGTTGCACCTGCTCAACGAGAATGAGCGTTTCATGGGCGGATCCTATGAACTGAAAACGGCTGCAACTCGATACGTGGATCCGGCAGCCCGAGAGACGCAACTGGCCATGAAAATGAGGATGGCAGACCTCGGATTTCAGAGTCACGAACTATGGAAATTATCACCGAAAGAGGTGGCTCCATACGCCTGTGCTGACGTTTACTATACAGAGCGGTTACGCGAACGGATGATTGGGCCGCTACGCGAATGGAGACTCGATACTATTTGGCACGAAGTGAATCGATACGCACTCATTTCTCGAAGATTCGAAGAGCGCGGCCTCTTACTGGACGTGCCGCTCATGAGACGATACGCTAAAGAGGCGGAGAAACAGGTAGGACGGTACGAACGTCTCATTCGTAAGATGGCAGGGTATAACATTAACTTGAACAGTAACAAACAACTACAAAATTGGCTTGGCGTCTTTAGTACAGCCAAAGACGCTCTGGGGCGGAT